CACGTCATGGTTCTCGATGGTCGTCTGAAGACAGGTCGACTCAAGGAGGATGTCGTATGTGCTGGAACCATCGGGACCCTGAAGGTCCCGTCCGTTACTGGTGAACCTGGTGTTGGTCGAGGGCCAGGTGGAGTTTGTGGCCTGACCGATGTAGAACAGACTGTTGCCAACGGTGAAACCGGTGAAGATGTCATAGGCCCGGCAGTTCTCGAAGACCGTGCCTTGCCCCGAAAGAGACTTGACGCAGCCACCGAAAGGCCGCTCGAAGTAGCAGTCGCGGAATGCGTTCTGCTCATGATAAGTACGAGCAGAGGAGCCGGAGTCGGCCTGAAGGAGTACCTGGTACTGGGTGTTGTCTCCGTCAAGGTTCTGGAACAGGCAGTGATTCCAGGTCAGGTTGGCAACGTCAGCGGTCGAGATGCCCTTGACGGACCAGCCGGGAACGGTTCGGGTAGCACCGTTCACACTGGATATGATGTTATCGAACTTGATCCACAGTAGCGTGGTGGCAGAGTTCCAGATGCCCTTGTTCGAAGACCTGGCATAGCAGATCAGATCATGGAACGAACCCTGGTTGATGTTGGCATTGTTGAAGCAGTGCCCGCCAGTGGCGTCCAGAATGAGATGGTCGATCTCAAGGAAACCGGGCTGACCGCCCTGGCCAGGGTGCATGTAGTTACCGGCGAAGTTGAAGATGTCCGACTGGAAGCTGAGGATGGTAGCACCGTACGAGCCGGTGAACCTCATGCCGACGGTCGGAGTCAGCGGAGCGCTGATCCTGTAGGTGCCACGGGGGAAGTGGATGGTGACACCGACTGGCGAACTGCTGACACTGGCAATCAGGGCGTTGAGTGCGGTGATGTCATCGGTTGTTCCGTCGCCGACTGCACCATGGTCTTTGACGTTGTAGACGATGGTGTCCTTGACGACAGCGCCGTTGGCTGTAGTCTGCGCCGTGGCAGCATTGGTCAGTGCGGTAGCTGCCTCGTTATCAATGGCGACAAGTCCCGCATTGAGCGGGACGTCCCAGACTTCAGTTCCAGCAGGAATGGGAGTGAATACGCCCATGGTCACATCCCAAAGTTTCCGCCCCCGTAGGGGCCGCTTCCGAATCCACCAGCACCGAAGGATCCGGGGCAGGGTACAAAGTTTGCTGAAGTGACAAGACCTGACGCAATCAGGTCTGCCATGTCCTGGGCCGACACCATGTGCTGGTATCCGCCACGGTAGTAGCGCAGCCCATTGGGCTGAAGTACGGTCGGGGCTCCAGGCCCCGTACCTGTGTAGGCAAGCTCATCTGTGTATGAACCGTACCGGAAGATTTCCCAGACGTTGTGTGCCGTTTCTGCAATGGTTTCGCCACGGTCCATACGAAAACGCTCCATCAGGGCGTTCCATGCGAACGGAGCCTCAGCAACCGTAGGGTTCGTGAAGATGAAACACGTAGCCACTGAGGCCCCTTTCGATTAGACGGAAGTACCCAGCGTGAACCAGTTGGTTCCGTCCGAATAGATCTCCGCCGCACCGACAGCACCAGCAGAACCAACCGCGAAGTTGGAAGCGGAGCCATTGATCAGGTTCGAGCCGGAGCGGGCCAGCTGTACAATGTTGGTGGCAGTGGCGTCACGCCGCACGATGTAGTTCCGACCAGGAGTGATCAGGGTCGCATCGGGCAGGGTGATCACAACGGTAGCCGAGCCGGGAGAGACCAGCAGAAGATAGTCGTTGGCGGTGAGGGTGGTATTGCCGGTCACGGACCGAGTGGTCCACGAGATGTCGTCGTCTCCAGACACCTGAAGATCCTTTCGTTTGGTCAAGCAGGGGGGCCCCGAAGGGCCCCCAACTACTATCAGGTCTGGTGCACAGACGAAGTCGTCTGGTTGAGAAGAAGGGCCTGCGGCCTGTATAGCGACCAACCGGCCACGCCGTACCAGCCCAGAGGCTGGAAGCGGGTCAGCTTGTCCACGACCGGACCACGAATGGTGTGGAACTCCTCCGCGACAGCCTCAGCAAGGGCCTGCTGACCCAGCGTGTAGGTGTTGAACACACGGGTCGGAGTCGTACCGGCGTTCACCGTGTTGATGGTGCGCGGAGTCTCGATGAAGGTCGAGCCCTCGTACTCACCGATCTCACCGGCCCAGATGTTGTCAGCAGAGCTGTACGCCATCGGGATGCGCCAGCCGCTGTTACCAGTCTCCGCACGCAGGTCAAGAGAGACCTCCGGGTGGATGTAGGTCACGTAGCTGGAACCCTTAACCGGGTGCACGAACTGCGAACGCAGCTTCGCGACAGACATACGGACCATGTCGGAGCCGTAGATGTCGAAAGGCTGCACACCGTTCAGGGTGCCGGTGTTGTACAGCGGAGCGGTCTGAGCCGCGAAGCTGGCAGAACCGTTACGACGCAGGGTCTGAGTGCCCGCAGCCAGGACGTTCTGGACAACCAGGTCGATCGAGTCGACAAGGTTCCAGGCCACCTGGTTGACGAGACCAGCAGTCACGTCGGTGAAGCTGAACAGGTCCAGCTTGTTGGAGACGAGGATCGCGTTACCGTACTCGTTCAGAGTGACGGAAACAGTGGTCGGGTTACCGGCCGCAACAGCATCCGGGTCGACCAGTTCGTTGAGCGGAGTGATCGCCTGTGCCAGGTCGGCATACAGTTCGAACACAACAGAGGAGCCAGGCATAGCCTGCTGCACGGGCCGCTTGTCCGCAACCTGACGGAACATGGGCTGAGCACGCAGTGCGAACTCAAGAGCACGGTCGTAGGTAGTCTGGACAAGGTTGGCCATCGCAGCGGTACCCGTAAAGGCATTCGCGATAGGTCATCACTTCCGTGATAGGGGAGACCTATTGGTCTCGGTTAGCGAAGATTCTGGAAAGCGGCAACCAGATCCGCAACACTTCCAGCCTGATTCACAGACCGCTGAGCATCTTCCATGCCACTACTGGGGCGGCCGTCGCCGCCCATGTTGGTGACCTGCTGATACTGAGCCATCTGCTCAGGAGTAAGCCCCTGAGTGGCAGGAGGAGCGGGCGGAAGCCCGTCCGTGTTGGTGTTGGTCTGATCGCCGATCCCGAAGGCGGATCGAACGTTGGTGACCCAAGACTTGATTGCCTCCGGGTCGGCATCACCCTTGTACAGCTGCGCTGCACTTCGGGGAACGCCAAGGTCTTCGAACACGGAAGAGATACGGGACTCAGCCAGCTGCTTCTGCATTTCTGCGACCAGGCCAGCAAGTTCGTTGTTCTTCTTCTGAACGCTTTCAGCCCAAGTACGCAGGCCCTTTGGAGTGTTGTCCTGTGCTCCGCTGTCGTCGTTCATATCCGTGCCAAAATTCCAGTGCTCAGTCATGAGCGTTTCTCCCAGTTTCTCAACTAATCGAGTGCCGACGTAGAATCCTGGGGTAGGATTCAGAAGCTCACTCTGCCAGACTTGAGGACATCATTCGGGGCTGGTCGATCCGATGATGAGCTTCGAGAGCAGGAATCGAACCTGCAACCTAGTGATTAACAATCACTTGCTCTGCCTATTGAGCTATCTCGAATTAGTGGCGGGAGTCGGATTTGAACCGACGACTGCTGGGTTATGGGCCCAGTGTTCTACCGAACTGAACTATCCCGCTGCGCCCCGTCAATACCATTGCTCGTTCGTTAGGGTGTACACCCTCGAGGTGGGAACCGAACCCACACGGGAAATCTAAAAGCTATGCGAGGATGCCGCCACCGTGGCGGGCAAGACCGCCCTGAGCGCCACCGACATTTCCCTGAGTGTTAGCCCTTGCCCATGAGGCAAGGCGCTGCTGGAACTGTGCGGCATTCAGGTCATTGCCAGAACCAGCCGTGCCAGCACCAGGCTGGAACACAGCCTGCTCTTCCTGGCCGTAGGAGTAGTTCTGGCCGAACTGCGTAGCAGCCTGCTGGAACTGGTGGAACTCCTGGCTGATCTGGCTGTAGCCAGTGGCAGCCTGCGACTGCGTGAAGCCAGCCTGAGCCAGTCTCTGTGCGTATCCCTGATCGAAAGTAAGACCGCGAGCCAGCGCTTCGGAGCCGATGGCAGCAGTAGTTGACTGCTGCTGAAGGATCGGTAGAGCCTTCGTCGGGTCAAGGAAGTACGCAGTCAGGTCACCATTACTGAGACCCATCTGCTTGAGCGCCGCCGTATAAGACGGCGAAGCAGTGATGGTTGCCTGCGATGCCAGCTGGATTCTTGAGTTCATCTCGGTGGGGCTGACATCCTTGGAGATGAAGTCAGTGAAGTCCTGGGGCGAGTCGTAGAATCCGGAGGGCAGTCCGGCTGCCCTCATGCTCTGCGAGTACGCCTGCTCGGTAGCAAGATAGTCAGCAGGAGACAGCGGAGGCAGACCGGCCTTGACCCTGCCAGCATTACCGGCAAAGCGCTGCTTGTACTCCGGGGTCTGCTGAAGCAGGACCGAGATGGTGTCAGCTGCATAGCCTTGCTGGACGTACTTCAGGATGGTCGGTGCCAGCGTACCCAGACCGTATCCGGTGAACAGGTCAAGGATGGACTGGTAGGCATCCCTGTTCGCACCCTGAAGCGCCTGAGCCGGATCGGTGGACTTGGGTGCTGGCGTACTGCCAGCCGTGGTCTTCTGGAAGGAAGAGGTGGTATTGGCTGCTCCTGGATAGGCAGCCTGTGCTGTAGTAGGTAGTGCAGCCACTAGCTCACCTTTCCGAAATTCTGGAGAATGCTGTGTGCGGTCTGATAGAGACTGTCACGTGCGTTGTTGGTCTGGAGCCATCTCGGGTCTTCCCGAAGGGTGTTCTCGAACTGCCACAGAGGCTGACCAGATACACCCGAGGTGGCATCCTTTGTAGTCAGTGCTTTCTTGATGGTGGGGTCAAACGCTGAAAGCGTCTGAGGGTTCACCTCAAGGATGTTCCCCATCTGACTGATGTACGGTGAGGCCAGATCCTGAATGGTCTGGCCTGCATCGATCTGCTTGGAGAACTGCGAGTACTGGGCCTTCGCCTGGTTCCTGATCGCGGCCTGAAGGTCCGCGTAGGTTCCCATCCCGTTCTCGATATGCCTCACAGCACTCTGGTAGAAGCCGGAAGACATGGTGACACCCATCGAGTAGGCGTACTGGAGACCGTTGGAGTACTGCGTCTCGGCATCACCGGTCATGCGACCGTTCACCAGGTTGACGTATCCTCCGCCGTAGTACTTTACCTGCTCGTCAGTCCAGCCCTTGGCTGCGATGTTATAGGCGACGGTACTGACCAGCTGGGCCATCTGATTGCCAGGGATATTGACACCCATCTGGTGCAGCAGGTCAGTAGCATGCTGAACAGCCTGACCAAGCTGCTGCTTGGCCTGACCTGGATTGGTTGCCAGCGTAGTGAGATAGGTACGCTCACTGTCGCTGTGCGACTTCCACCAATTGGTGTTCATCAGTGAAGCCTTGAACTTGTCAGTGCTCCACTGACCAGTCACAGCCTGGTTGAAGATGTTCTTCAGTTCAGGATTGGCGTTCAGGAATGTCGAGGTGAACCCGTACTCTTCTGCCAGGGTCTGCGAGTCGATACTCGCAGCAGTCACCCTCGTTGACGCGTCGGTACTGGAAGACGAACTGGAAGTACCTGAACTGCCACCAGCAAGACTCATGACGTTGGCAACGTACTTGGCCACGCTGGTATTGCCGTCACTGGCACTGCTGTTGTAGTTCGGCTGACCACTGAACCACATAGCAGCGGCACCCTGGGCACCATACTGATTAAAGTAACTTCCCAGCTTGTAGCGTGCCACGGCATCCTGAGATGCCGGACTGTCCCTGTACTGCTCCCAGGTCAGGCTGTGACCGAGCGCCTGAAGAGTCCAGCTGGGGATGTTGCCCTTCATGACCTGGTAGGCACCTACAGCACCGATGCTGTTGACAACGGAGTAGTTGCCGCCGGACTCTTCCTGTCTGATACCGTTGATCAGCTGCTCAAGGGTGATACTCACTGCATCACCCCTAGAGACTTGAGGACACTCGCTCCAGTCTGGTAGAGACTGTCACGGGCATTGTTGGTCTGGAGCCACTGAGAAGAAGACCTGATGCTGTTCTCAAAGTCCGAGAGGGACTGGCCAGCGGGCTGGCCCTGATCATTCACCTTGTTCAGTGCGCTGCGGATCAGTGGATTACTGACTGTGTACTTCGTCGCAGGCTGCTCAAGCAGACTGCTGGCAACCTGGGCGTACGGCTGGGCTACATCAGCCATCGTGGCACCACCATTGATCTGGTTGGCATAGCCGGGGAAGGTGCTGATAGCAGCTTCGCGAACGGTCTGCATCGCGTCTTCCTGGGTCATCAGTCCCTTGGCGATAAGCTGTGCCTGGTTCTTGATGGCCTGGTCGGAAAGTGTCACGCCCTGAGCAGTTGCGTACTGGGTGATCGTGTGCTGGAAGGCACCGGCGGCACCGCCCAGGGTTCCCTTGTTGGTGAAGTTGATGTAGCTTCCCAGCATGTTGCTGAGCTGTTCATCAGTCATCGCACCAGCGATGGCGTTCTGTGCGATACTCCCCAGCTTGGAGCTGGGGATGGCTGCACCCATCTGCCCCGCCATGTCCTGGATCTTCGTGGTCATGGCCAGCATCTGAGCGGACCAGTCACCAGGGTTGGTGACCTTCGTCATGGCTGCCTGCTTGGCGGAATCCGAATTGTCCTTCCACCAGTTGGTGGTCATCAGCTCGGCCTTGAACTTGTCAGGAGTCCAGTTGCCTGCAACAGCCTGACTGAAGGTGTTCTTCAGGTCGGGGTTGCTGTTGAGGAATGCGTAGGACCAGCCGTACTCGGCAGCCAGCTCCTGGGGGTCCAGGGCTGAGGTGACCTTGGCCCCTCCGGTGTACTGGAAGTTGCCAGTAGCCGCACCCTGATCCACACCGGAGATGCGGCGTGCACCGACGAACCTCGACATATAGTAGGAGTTCGTCATGTCGGTGATCCTCACGGCCTCTCCGGGCCGTGGAGCCTCAAGCATCTTGCCGTTACCAGCATAGATGGCGACATGGTCAGCAGCTTTGCCACCAGAACCGGACGAGAAGAACACAAGGTCGCCAGCCTGGAGATGACTGCTGTCCACGGCCGTGCCCTGACCGATCTGGTCATAGGTGGTGCGAGGCAGGTTGATGCCGAAGTTCTTGAACACCTGCTGGACGAGACCGGAGCAGTCGACACCCTTACTGAGATCAGTTCCGCCCCACTCGTAAGGAGTGCCAGTAAACTGCTCACCGTATCCGAGGATGTCAGCTGCTGAGGTCACTAGACTTTACCTCCGCCCAGGAGTTCCTGAAGGGCTCCCATGTAGGTGGTGGAAGCCTGGTAGTTCGCGTACTCAGTGGTGCCCTTGAGATCCTGCTGTGCGAGGTTCTGCTTGGCAGCGTCACTGACTCCACCGGAGACGTTCTTGTCGTTGTAGATCGGATACCCCTGCGGGGTGTAGCTGATCTCCTGGGTACGCTGAAGCGGGTTCGCCCGCTCCTGTGCGTTCAGGTTCGCCTGGAACGCCTTCATCTCGTCAGCCGTAGGAGCACGACCGATCAGCGACTGAGCAGCAGACATGAAGATAGCGTTCGCATCCGGTGCAGACGTGAGCGTCGTGGTGGTGATGTTCTTCGTCTGCGTGGTGTCAGCCTTGCCCTTGCCGCCACCGTTGCTGGCGATGTCCTTTGCGAGGATGTCCCAGGGCGTTACGTCCTGGCCAGCAGTATGGTAGGCAGCAGACTGGGTGACCAGCGAACTCCAGGCGTTGGCCAGGTCTGCATCCGTTGCGGTGGAGTAGTTCGAGTTGATCAGCTGCATCTTGGAGCGGAACTGGTCCTGCTGAGAGCTGGTCCAGTTGTAGTACATGTTCGACGCAGAGTTGGTGTCCAGGTACAGGTTCTGCCCGACATTGGCCTGACCCAGTGGAGTCGAACCCGGAACCCTGGTCAGCGGGACCAGGGCAGACGGATCATAAGGGCCGTAGACATTGTTCCCGGTGACACCATAGGGTGCGTACGGACTGAGGTTCTTGACTGGTCCGAAGTACGCACCACCCGTGGTGGAACCCTGAGTCAGGAACTGACTGACACCAGCAGAGACAGACGTAGGAGTGGTTGAGCCAGCTGTAGGCTGGCTCTGCGGAACTGGTGTTGCCACGTGTACTCCTTACGCCTGTCCGGTGATGCTGTTGACAAGGCCAGTGCCGTCATAGTGGTCGAACATGTCCTTGCTCAGGTACTTGTCGTGCAGCGTCTGGAAGTAGGTGTTGCCTTCGATCAGCTGCATGACACCGTTCTGGAAGTAAGCCTTCAGATCCTGGTTCTTCGTGGCGTCGATGTTGCCACTGGACAGCCTCTGGGCCGACTTGTAGTTGCTCGAACCGCCGACGCCCTCCCGGGCGGCAAGGGCCGTCTTCACGCTAGCACGGAGGTTCAGGTACTGCTGAAGGGCCTGGATATCCGGCCTTCCCTGAAGCTCCGAAGCGGTGACGACATCTGCCAGATTGGCCGCTGTCCTGTCAGCCTTACTCGGGTCAGTGGTGTTGTATGCTTCGGTCCACTGCTGATTGTAGTAAGGGTTCCGAGTGCTGCCGTCAGGCATGTACACGGAGGACAGCATCTTGACGAAGCCGCGCTTCTGCGCGAGCAGATCTTCCGCGCCCTTGTCGTTGAGTGTCTTCAGTCCGCGCTGGAAGAGCGTGGCATTGAGACCGTTCATGTAGGCGGTGTACTGGTCCCAGCCAAGGTTTGCCTGGTTCTTGTCGATCGCCTCGGCCGCTGTCATTTTGACACGCTGGCCGTTGATGACCTGCTGCATGTAGGCGGTCTGACTGAACTTGCCTGCGCCCTGGTCGCCGATGATGATCCCAGCCAGATCAGGATTCTGGTCGATCAGATCCTTGAACTTGGCAGCAGCCCGCTGACCTTCTACGGTCGCGGGGATTCCAGGGATGTTGTTCTTGTTGAGACTGGCAGTGAAGGCGTACGCGGAACTTCCATACTTGTTGTAGAAGTTCTGGTCAGCCGTCTGAGGATTGGCTGCCTGCATCGTCTTGTACTGGTCCCGGTAGAACTGGTACGGATCCTGAAAGGACAGCCCGAAAGGCAGGACCGTGGTTCCTGAGAACCACGCCTTCAGCCCAACGAACTGCTGGGCACGGTCCTTGGCCTCAGCCATGGTCGGTACTGTAGTGCGCAGTCCCTGGTTGTACCGGTACATCTCTTCCTGGAATGCCTGCATGGTCATCTTCTCAGATGTGCCGTCATCGTTGCTCTTGTTGATCGAGCGGATCACTCCGCCCCACAGAACGTCACTGTCGTGAGCAGTGATACCCTGCGGTAGAATCCCGATCTTGGTAAGGAAGTCACCAACGCTTGGATCAGCCTTCACTGCGAAGTGATTGGCTGCCATCTGGACCATTGGTCCTGCTCCGGGATTGTACCAAGGATCATTCTGCATGGCGATGTTGAGGCTGTTCAGCGGGATCTGGGCCACCGGGGTGGCCCCCAGGTCAAGGGCATCCTTGACGAACTTCGGAAGCTGGAACCTGATGTAGGTCTCAGTCTTCGGAACCAGGTACTTCTTGCCCGTACTGGGATCAATGGCATAGCCGTTGACGATCGGCTGACCGTCGTAGGTGGTGGTGTCGCCCATCCTGGTGGGGCTGGTGTACAGCTGGGCTGCACGACCAAGGATGTCAGGCTTCTCGGAGAGGATCCTGCCCCAGCGGTTCATTGCTTCCTGCATCGGTCCGAAGAACGGTGCACCGAACCTCATGGCATGCGTGACCTTCGTCTCGAAGTCCATGTTATACGTGAACTTCTTGACGTCCTGAAGGGCTAGCTTCCTCGCCTGCGAGGCGATGCCGTCGAGGTGGGCATTGGTGAGAGTGTCCATGCCCTGCTTGCCAGCCATGTCAATCATGTCCTGAACGTGACCCCGGTAGAGGGTCGCGAACAGAGGATTCCTGGACAGCACATTGGCAGGCTTCTCAGCCATCACTCCATACCACTTCGAGATGGCCTTGTCCACGGTCTGAATGGTGCTGCCACGGCCCATGCCGTAGGCGGTCTGCTCGGCGGCGATAGGCTTCCTGTATGCCTGCTCGGTGTCACTCATCAGCTTACTGACGGTCTTGTCGTCAGCCTGGTTCGCTACAGCATCCCTCAGCTTGGCGAATGCAGGAGTGGTCGTAGGCAGAACGTGGTCAACCTCAGAGACGATCCTGTCGGCCATCTCCTCCGGCGTCATGTTGCGGATGTACAGGGACTTGTAGTAGTCCCTACCAGCACCACGGAACCATGCGGAGAGCTGCTCACGAGTGGCACCAGCAGCCGCCATCCTGCCAGCCTCATCGTTCCCGATGAAGTGCTGAGTTGTACGCATCCACGCATTCAGGTGCTGTGGGTCTGACGGACCCACAATCTTCCAGCCGTTGTTGCCACGAAGATCCCCGAGGGTGGAAGCGGCAGTACCGCCCATGGCGGAGTTGACCGTAGCCTTGCCCGAGTTGAGGTCGACATACAGGTGCCCTTCGGCACCTTCGCCAACGGCCTGTACAACCTGGCCACCAGGAGTGATGATCTGCTTGTCGGTGAGCTTCGCCCGCGAGTTGGCGAGCTGGGCCCTGCTGACCTTCAGTGCGTCAAGCTGTGACTGAATCCCAGCCTTCTGGCTGGGAATAGCGTCTGCGAGATCACTGGTCAGCTTGGAGATGCCTGAATCATAGTTCAGTATCTTGGAATCGTATCCGGTGGAGTCATAAAGGAATCTGCTACTGGCTGCACCAGCAGCCCTTGCCGCCTGACCGTAGAGACCACCACCGATACGCTCGGCCATCGAGCGTGCACCGAGCATGGCAACCTGGCCGAGGAAGTCATCACTCAGCGCCCTCGGTCCGTAGCCGAGGCGAAGGTGAGCCTGGAACTTCCAGAGATGGTTGAACAGGTCGTTGAACTGTGAAGCTGCATCAACAGAACGCTGTGCCCTGAGCCCTGGCCGAAGGAATGGATTCAGCGAGGAACCAGCATTGATCTCTTCCGCAGGCTTGCCAGCATCGATGAGCTTCTGGAATGCAGATCCGTTGTACTTGAGAACCTGCTTCATGCGACCGAAGTCCATCATGGGATGGTTGTTCTCAAGCTGACTCTGGAAGATCGGGTGCACAGTGACAAGCGAACCGTCAGAAGCGAGATGATCTGCCTGGATCTTGTTCCCGGCAGCATCTTCGATCGTCGCTGCACCGTAGACGTTGGCACCAGTAGCACCAGCGCGGCCCTCATTGAAGGTCTGGTACAGCTGCTTCGCAGCATCCTCGGTCATGCCTGAATTCGCGGCCATGCGACCGAGCGTTGAGGCTTCGATCTCCATGAGCACGTTCTTCTTGGCATCACGCGGAGCATTGATGTACTTGCTGACCCAGTCGCTTCGCTCTGCCGGGGTGTGGACAGCAGCAGTCCTGAGTTCGGCATCGACCTCCCGGTAGGAGGTCGGGTCATCGAGTGCGACCCAGCCCTTGGGGCGAATTGCGTTCCAGCCGTCAGCAAGCTTGTTGATCATACGCACCGGACGGACGAAGACATTGTTGTACAGCAGGCTGGTGTCTCCGTAAGTGTAAGCCTTACTAAGGCCCTGGCTTACCTTTGCGGCCGTAGGGCTCAGGGCAGCATTGAAAGCAAGACCCTTCTCCATCTGGTTCGCAACCTCAAGCTGCTGGCTAATGGCGCCAGTCTGCTTGTCGATGGCACTGAAGTCATCGGCGACGTTCTGAAGGTGTGCCTGAATCTGAGTAGCCTGGACCGAATTCGGCACAGTGTTCGTCAGAGCGTTGGTCCACATGTCCTGGCTCTGGGTCAGGCCCTTCAGCTGAGTTGCAAGCTCGGCATTCCTACTGTGCAGGTCTGCAATGGCACTCTGGTCACCCAGGGAGACCTTGAGAATCTGGTCGATGTCGTCACGAGTAGTGGCATTGGCGAAGGCTGCTGCAACGCCGGAAGCGTTGCCTCCCTGCCGTGCCCACTTCTGCTGAGCAGCCCAGGCGCTGAACTGGTCACCCAGTCGAGTCTTGTTCGCCTCAACGTAGTCACCGAACTTGTTGAAGATGGAACCGTCAAGGTTCTGCTGGATCTTCCCCGAGTTCGAGAAGTCCCAGGCCTGTGCGATCTTGGCCTGAGCCTCGTCACTGATGCCGAACTTTGAAGCAACGGCTCCGGTGGCACCAGTAATGGCAGACTTCGCAGCCTGGACGGGAGCAGTGTTAGCGGCAGCAGCCGCTACAGCACCACCAATGGTCTTGGCCTCGACCTGCGCACCCTGATTCAGCGCACTGGCCTTGGCCGCTCCTGCCACCTTGCCAAGCAGAACCGTAGGATCCGCGTACCAGGAGAAGGCGGCATCAAGGCCGCCAGTCGCCCACATGGCAGCACCGTGGTTGAACAGTGACTGAACCTGATCCGGGTGATCCCAGATCAGAGTACCGTCCTTGTTGATCCCGGCCTCATAATCATTGCTGCCGGTCGGGTCCTTAACGAAGTCCGCATAGAGAACCTGGCCGGGACTGACATGCTTGGCATCAGCATAGGCACGGTCCCACGTTGATCCCGAGAACACCGATCCCTGACCGTTGTTGCTCAGATCGCCAGTGGCGAGAAGGGCGGTCGTGATAGGACGTGAGACCGCTGCGGTGTAGACGCTGTAGAGCTTGGAGCCAACCCACTCAAGGGGCTTCGTCAGCCAGTCAGGAAGACCGCCAGTCGTCTCACTCCCGGTTCCCTTGGCCTGGGTGGCAGCGATCATCTGCTGCCGGTACTGGTCAGCAGTGGACTGGAGCTGCTGATCGTTCAGGCCAGTGTTCGTGTTCGGATTCGAACTCAGGATGGGAGTGCCGGGGCCTATTGCCCCGGGGATCGACTGGTAGTCAGGAGTGACTGGCGTAGACATTGCTTACCCTTCATATGGCGGGAGTTGGCTCCCGAGCACACTGGAAGCGATAGCAGCCTGGGACGGGCGAGACATCGGGATCGATGCCAGATCGTGTGCCACCCGTGGAGTGTTGAACGTGAGCGAGGCGAGCGAGCCGAGTTCATCGGCCCACTGCCCCGGATAGATGTACGGTGGAGACTGTTCACCCGACACCGGACGACTTCACCTGCCTCACCAGATTACGCAGGGCCCAACTGGAGTTGGCCTGGTTTGCCATGAACTGGAGAACGGGAAGGTAGCCCTGCAGGTTGGCCACATCCTGGCTGGACTGGTTGGGCAGTCCGAGACTGGACGGTCCCGGCCCGCTTGCGGCACCGGAGGTGACAGGCTCGCCCGGCCTATTGGTCGGGGCGGACATAGGGATGACACTGGCTGCCGCTGGATTTCCAGCAGACGCCGGAGCCTGTCCGGAATCGGCAGCCATGGGTGCGCCCTGCTGCTGTGACTGGTACGCCTGCTGCTCACCGTAGTCCGCATTCGGTAGATCCTGTGTCTTTTGTACGTTCCCGATGTCGGTCCGCTGTGAGAGCGGACCTGGCCCAGATACCTGATTAGCTGCCATCGATGATCTCCTTGAACCTATCGTCAACGTCGAGCTGCATGCAGTACTGGGCCGTCATCATGGTGAGTCCGTTGAACAGGTTGGATGCACCCTCAAGGACATCAGCCGTGAAGTTGAGTCCCATACCGATGACATGCCACTTGCTGTATCTGGCTGGTCGTAGTTCGAATGAGACTTCAACTTCCTCGTCCACCGTTACCTCTTACTTAGCGAAGGTCCCGCCACCCATGGTGAGCGGAGTGTCAACCTGGATCGTGCTGTTCGGGCTGATGGACGGAGACGGGCTGTGGGCCCGGCTCGCACCGGTCTCAGAGGTGGACTCGATGCCATCGAACTCCCACGGCTGGAGCATCTTGCCCTTCAGCGACTCCCAGGGGCCGACCTTGGGATGCCCCGGGAACATGCCGTTGGTGAGACCCTGCTCATCCTGGAACTGACCGGAGGGACCGACTGCACTGCCAGTCGCAACGGTGCCGCCACTAGAACTACCTTCGAAGGCCATTAGGCCACCTTCCTGCGATTATAGGTGCGCTTCGGCTTCTCGGTCGCTGGCTCATCCTCGTCATTGAGTTCGAGTTCGCCACAGAGGCCACAGCGGAGGGTCCCGGTGGGATCCTCCTGGTACTGGTACATCTCGCCGGTATTGCACTGCTTGCAGATGCCACCGACGTAACTTGGTGTAAAGCTGACGCTCATCCTGCTGGCCCTCGTCTGTTGATAGTCACGCCCATGTTCGGATTACCGGACGAGGACATTCCTGCCAGCAGGCTCATGAGGTCAGCCCTGCCTCCGGGACCCTTGCCAGCCTGCCCCGGAGCGACGCCCTGAGGCAGCCCTGACTGCTCTATCCCGGGTGGTAGGGCTCCTGGTCCACCGGGTGCGCCAGCGGGCCCTGACGGGGCCCCTGGGGGCTGTCCTGGGGCTACTGGAGTCTGCTTGGGAGTGAAGGCCGTCAGTACCGCTTCGTGAAGCGGAACACCCTTCTCCCTGAGCTTGATCACCTGAGCCGCTTCGGTCAGGAGAGATACCGGATCACCTCCCTGGGAGGCCATGAGGCCGAGCTGCTGGAGATAGGCCATCAGACCCTGCTTGATCGCGTCGGTCAGCTGCTCGTTGTCGATCTGGGTCTGCAGTTGCACGATGTCGATGTCCATCGGCAGTTGACGCTGTACAAAGTCGCGAGACACAAGCTGATCGCCACGGAGCTGGAGGAGCGCGACGATTGCTCGCGCAGGATCCTGACCCGCAGCAAATCCGTAGGTGACATCAACTGTATGGACTCCACGGATATCCTTGTTCGGTATGTACTGCTCTTCGAATGGGGTACCGTTGACCATCCCACGGATGGTCTTCTTCGTATTCGGCCACAGCTTCTCGTCCATCTCGAACGCAAGCTCGATCGCACAGCGCAGCGCCTCCGAGGCAACCTGCTGTCCGGTGGTGATGACCATGTTGAAGTTGCCCATGAGGGCCTGGACGCCCTTGCCGGTGATAATGCTGGCATCGATGGAACCGGAGCGGGCCTCGTTGTAGCGGACCGACTTGTACAGCTCCTGCTCAAGGAGCTGGGCCTCCTGGAAGGAAGCCTGAGGGATATCCATACCAACACGACGGATCTTGTCCGGCTGGTCGGTGCGAATGAGAGCATCGTCACCGAAGGTCATACGCTGGACATCACGGGGAACGGCAAGCGGTGCACGGACTGTCTTCTCTGTGGCCTCAAGGCCAAGGAGCGCCATTCTGCCCTTTGCGAGCTGGACCCAGATGGCATCGTCGTAGGCACCACGGATCTCCCGGTCGAAGCCGGGACGACGACCGATCGAGATCATGACCTTGCCCAGCGGGTTCGGCATCTGCTCGATGACCGT